CACTTTTTGCCCATTCTTCTTCAGATTTACCGCTTGCCTTTTGAGAACTAATCGCCCAATTAATTTCAGTTTGATTAAGTGGTTTTAATTCTTGCGGCATTATTTTACTAACTTCTTTTACATCACCATAATATTTACCATTAGGCTCATTGTAATAAGTGGTTACAGGCATTTCTGCTGTTGGTGTTGCTTCAATTTTTCTTTTTTGTACTAAGTAGCTATCATTTTGCCAAGGTGCAACCCTATATTCATTTTTAGGCTCTATCTTTTCCATAGATTTTGCCATTTGATTTGCATCACTTAGTGAATTGGTTGGGAAATGAAAAGCCCATTCACCCGCAGCATACGCTTCATCTTCTTTTTTATTAGCCGATTCTCTTTCTAAGTTATTTAACTTATCTTTTACGGCAATCTCAGCTTTACGAGTTCCTTCAAAATGACGCTCATTATCTGATGTTTCTTCAGCATAAATTGATTGTATTTCTTCTGGTGTACTTGCTTGATTAATTCGTGCAATACGATCCGAATTTCTTGTTTCATAATCTGCTGTTGGCGTTTCTGCTACAGGTGTTTCAGAATATAAATTTTTACCTGTTGTAAAAATAGGCGTGTTGTTACGTTCTTTAAACGCATCTCTGTTTCTATCTGTTAAATGGAAAGTTACTAATGTATCTTTTGAAACATCTGCTTTGCCATTTACAATTGGAAACGCTTCTAAGTAATCTTGTCGAGCGCTTTGCGCCAAATACTCTTTTCCGTTTACATCAACTACAATGTCACCACTTTTCAAATTACCTGCGATTTCTGGATTAATTTGTTGTTTGGTTTCTGCTGTTGGCATTTCTGCTGTTGGTATTTCTGGCGCTTGCTCAATCGGTGTAACCAAATTAGTGTAATGATCCCTTTGCGCCTTATTGAGCGAATACTTTTCACCTGTTGGGAGATATAGCATTCCGCCTTTAAGTTCTGCGCCACCTTGCTCTACTGCTTGACTAATAAAGTCTAAACTTTCCTGTGTAGCATCTAACTTATCTGGTTTAGCTACAGGGGTTTCAACTACTGGTATTTCTGCCGATGGAGTGGTTGCTTGAATATCTGCTTCATTTTGCGCTTGAGTATGTACGACATCATGTCCAAAGTTATTAGCTTCAACAATATGGGTAAACGTATCAATGGCTTCTTGTGGGGTTGCCGTTTTATCAATCTCTGTTGAAATAGTTTCATTATCAACAACAGGCGCTGTGGCTTTACGGTTTAAATTCTCATCACTGAATATTTTATTAAATTCTTCTAAATTCGTATTGGCATTTGGCGTGATGGTTGATTCAGTTTGAGCTTGTGTGGTATCGATAGGCGCTTGTTCCGGCTGATTTGTTCCTTGTTCTTGGCGTTGTGCATTTTGTGCCGCCATATCTACAAGACTGTATCCTCCTCCCATTAGTCCACCAGTAACAAGACCAATAGCCGCTGCGTTAGATACGCCTTCCATAATATCTGGTTTATCTAATGCAATATTTTGTAGTATTTGCTCTTGTGCTGATTGTGGTAATTCTTCAAGAACACCTTCAGTAAATACACCACCTAATGCTTGTTTAAGAACTGACTTATTAGCAACATCAACTGATCCCGTACCATTAGACAATGTATCAAAATCAGCGATACCTAATTTTTTAGCCACTACGCCACCAACACCTGCCAAGAACGCATCACCTGCACCTGCGGCTACTGCTAGAGCTGATTGCTTTCCTGTAAGTAAGCCATTATCAGTTTCTTGTCTTGTTCCTTCAGCTTGTTGCCCTGCGCCTACTACAAGTTCGCCTGCTGCTGGTGCGATAAATGTTCCGGCTTTACCAAGCATACCAATACCTTGTACGCCTTTACCGATTGCACCACCTGCATAAGAAGCAGGTGCAGATTCAAGCGCGGTATTTAGCGTAGCTACTGGATTGGTTACAGCCGCCTTTAATGTACCGCCAAACGTATCTTGCGATTGAATCTCTTTTTGAGCCGCTTGTTCTTCTGGCGATTGCTGTGCAGTTAAATATTCTTTAGCCGCTTTGAAATCAATCCCTTTATCTTCCAAGTATTTGCCAGCTTCACCACCACTGGCAATGTCAGCAATACCTGTAATAAATTCGGGCACACCAATTAAGCCTTTTGATAGCGCCATTGATTGATCGTAAGCATATCGTCTTACTGCACCAATAGGTGATGACTCTAATGCTGTTGCTACCTGTTTTGCAGATTGATAAGCAGGGGAGTTTTCAATATCAGTTCCTACCTGTTTGGCTTTATCAAATAATGATGGCTGTTCTGGCTGTTCAGCTATAGGTGATTGAGTTTCTTGTACTACAGGCTGTTCAACTATAGGCAGTTGGGTTTCTTGCACTACAGGTTCATTTACTTTCGCAGGTTCGGTGGACGTTGCGCTAATCGTATCCCAATTAGATTTTAGATATTCAAATGCTTGCTCTTGTGTTGCGCCTTCTGGCGCTTCAATATCATATTGTTTGCCATCTGGTGCTGCGAAAGTAAAAATAGCCATATTAATGTGATCCTACATATTTGAATTTAGAAAAGTCCGGTGCGTTTGATGCAATTTTAGTCGCTTTATAGTTATCTACAAAATCTAATAACCTTGCGTCTGGATCAATACCTGCTGCTTCCAATCTTGCCACTGATTCTCTAGCACGGATATAGACTTCATCCATGTTCTTTTTAACGCCACTACTATCAATTTCTTGCCACCATTTTGTACCATTTTTTTCAGCATCTTTGACAGCCGATTTAATGTCGTTCTGACCAAATCCCGCTGCAATCATAGCGGCTGGATCGCCATTGGTTGACTTGTAAACATCCGCATAGAATTTTGGAGCAACTACATCTTTTTCAGCATTGGATACTACACCTGCTCTGTCGCGAGTAGCACCATACCCTACTGCCGTATCATCTAATAACTGATAAGTTCCACCGGCTGTGGATGTTGGGTTTTTAGCATTAACGCCTTTACCGCCCGATTCATGTTGCTTAACTACGCCACCAAAGATAATGTCGTATTCTTTTTGTTTAGCAGGATCATCTGCTTTAAACGGTGCAGGACTATAGGCTGGTGTGGCTTTACTTCCAAGCATCCCTGTTGGCTTGCCGCCTGCTGATAAGTTAGCGGCTTCTTCGGTATAGGCTTTATTGAAGGCTTCTTTTTTCTTAACTTCTTCTGGAGAATCGCCACCCATTCCAAGTGTAGATGTTTTAATTTCTTGATAGCCATTGTAGTTTGTACCACCTATTGCATTAGCCTTTGCGGATGCTTTGCTAATAACATCTTCAGATTTTAATGGAACGGTAGCGCCTGTTTCCACTGGTGATACTGTATGGTCTTTAGTATTTACCCAATACATTGACTGCTTAGTAATAGGCTTACCTTTATCATCATAGCCTGTGATTTCACTAGTGGTTTGCAATGTAACCTTATCTTCAATTTTTCCTGTTAACGCACGAACCTTATCTTCCGCTGCGGATTTTTCTTCTGGCGTTTTAGCGTTTTGCCATTCATTACCTGCTTCCAATACTTTGCGTTTGGTTTCAAGCTCTAGGCGCTGTGATTCATTAGTTGCAGCGGACGCATTTATTGCCGCCACTTTAGCTTGACCGGCTAAGGTTGTCGGATCATTCTCATAAGCCTGTTTGATTCTTTCATCTTCACGTTTTTGATTAATTGCAAATTGCTGGTCGGTCATTTCCTCACCGCGTTTGATTTCCCTATCGGCTAACGTATCTGTACGGAGTCTAGCATAATCGGTATCGGCTCTAACTTTCGCTCTGCCCTCAGACCTTATAGCCGCTTCTTCAATTCGTGCTTCACGCTCTGCATCTGCTTTGGCTTTAATCTCAGCATCTTGATCCTTGCTGTATTTATTGACAATAGCGTTTCCTAGACCTTCAGCAGCGCCTAAAGCGAAACTGGTTAACATTCCATAAGCCATGATTACATTCCTCCTGTTGCTTTAGGTTGCTTGATTGCGTCCATCTTATTGTCGACGTATTGCTGGTGGGTTTGATAGTCATCAATCTCTTTCTTACCTTGAGCGATTGCATTGCGTAGCTGATCCGGTGTAACGCCCATCTTTTCAAATAGCCTTTCACTGGTTCGCTGAACTGTATCACTGATAATCTGGGGAGTGATTTCGAGCTTTAAGCCACGTTCGGCAAAGTCTAGCACTTTACAGATAGTCGTCGTGCCGGCATAGATAAGCACTTCAGCGGGTAAAGTCTGTTTACTTTGCTGGTAAAGTAGCCACATCAAGCCACTAACGCCTTTGCTGATTGTTTGCACGGGGGTTTTTTGGCTTTCTGGATTGCGAACTAATTCCATATTGGCATGGGTTTTAGGATCGAATAGCATTGTTTCAGCAGCTAGAACCGTTTTGGCGTAGCGGCTTTTATTCTCTTTGCTAACCTTGGCTTCGATGTTTTGCTCGATATCCATGAGCATTTGATTAGTCATCTTGCCTGATGGTTTATCGGTAGATGGTTGAGCTGGTAATGTAGCCATGATGTTATGCCATTGATGGTGCTGAGATTAAAGAAGGAATGGTATTGAGGTTTTGAATCTGCTGATTTTTAATGCCTTGCTCGTATTCAAATTTCTTTTGAGCGTTTGCACTAGCTTGATTTGCAGCCACAGCCTTAGCGCCACCACTGACTACTGTGCCACCTGCGATTATCCAATCTTTGGGAGTCATATCGGTCATTAGTTTAGTGAAGAATCCGCCACTACCTGCGCTTGCCGCTTGTCCTGCAACATTACCGATTGTGTTGGTAGCGCCTAGGGCTTCTAAACCTGCCCCGCTAAATGCAGGTTGTAGCATCCCCGAACCTACTTGACTCCCCACGTTACCAATTGCCCCCGCACCTGTGCCACCTAAAAAATTACCAGTATTTCCAACAATAGGCGCGTTAGTTATACCCTGCGTTGCGCCTGCTTGTAGACTACCGCTTGCAAAATTAGGCGTGATTGCGTTGGTAGCTTGTCCAAGTAATGCAGTTGATTGAATCCCTGTTTGAGCTGTTGCCGCTGCCGCATTAGCAGCATTCATGCTGTTGATACCTGCTGTGCCCATTGCAAACTGTCCACCTGCCGCAAGTGAAGCCACGCCACCAATTGCCATAGAACCTACGCCACCAGCTAACCCAACAATTGCACCCAGTTTCATCAAGTCTTTATCGCCTGTAATCATACCTGTGACTGTCATTGCTACACCCACATACATTGCCGCTACAGCCGCTAAGTTAATGACTGCCACTGTGGTGGCAAGAACACCGGATGCAGCGCCTACAGCAGCAAAAGCGCCTGCGATTGGCGCGAATGGCATCTCACGTCTATTGAATGGCGGTAAGATTGGGTTGCCGATTGGCATACCCATTTGATCCATTTGTTTGCGAGATATCATCTCACCTGCTATAAAAGAATTTTGTCTAATTGTCATAACGTCCTCACGACGATGAAGTGATAAGATTTTGCGCGATTGTATCATATCAATACTATAATAGAACCATGTCACATAAAAGGAGGTGATCCAGATGGCTATGAAAAAGAAAGGCGGTAAAGGCGGTGGCGGTAAAAAATGCTAAGTTAAATTAGCAAGCAGGTAAAACGTTTTATTTGTTGTTAAGTTAGAGAGCCTTATAGGATTTAAAACCTGTAAGGCTTTTTTGTGCCTGCCGATTTGTGCCGCATTTGTTGCTAGGATTGAAGGAGATCGGCAATGATTGCGGAGGAGCTGAAAGGATAATAGCGAATCGCTATCGTTCCGTTTTCTTCAATTAAATCAACATTTTAGCCAAATCGCTTATTAATTTTACGCTAAACAATATTATTAAAACTAATTAACTAAAATAATATTGTTGATTAATAAAATTAGATGTAATATCTTATCACCAACGCGACAAGCGTTACCTTTTAACCAAACCGGAGATATAAAATGATTGGCTTAATAATACTAGACGGAGAATTCGAATTTTTTCACATGGTTGATGACGTTGACTTTCAACGCGCAGATACCATTTTCCATACTACATTTTTTGTAGATGGAAATCACGCAGGCAGAACGCCTTGTGCTGATGTAATCGCGGCTTTAAAAGTATGGAGCGACGGTAATGTTTAAACTTCACATGACAATGGGAACTGCCAAGATGGAAAACATCCCCTCTTTCAATACACCTGCTAGTTCAAATCCTTTCTGCCTAAAAATGAATGGATCCGCAGACAAAACAGTGGTTTGCACCAGATGCTATTCGATTAACACCGAGAAGCGTTATCCTTCTTTAATATCGGCATTAGAACGCAATGCCGATTTATATAAACGCATTTTGCTCGATACCGAGTTACCGAGATTAAATTTCGCAATCGCGCGTTTTGATAGTTTTGGCGAAGTTCATAACGAGATTCACGTTTTAAACTATTTCAATTTAGCCAGAAAAAACCCCGAGACCGTTTTTGGATTCTGGACTAAACGCAAAGACTTAATCAAATCAGTTTTAGCAATGGTTAGCAAACCGGCTAACGTGATTTTGATTCATAGTAGCACAAAAATGAACAAAATTGATAAGTTGCCTGCTGGCTATGACAAAGTTTTCACAGCGCATAAAAAGTCAGAGTTAAGCGCTAACGTCACTATCAATTGTCATCAAAAATGCAATGATTGCAGATTGTGCTATTCACATAATGACATCGTTTACATTAACGAAATCGCAAAGTAGTCAATAACCGGAGAGCAATCATGAAACTAAATAAAACATATCAGCAAACACTTTCGGCACGTCGTCAAACAACACTAATCCATTCTTCTTGGAGCGTATTTTACAAGGGAGAGTATATCTGCGGAGCTGTCTACAATGGAGAAAACATCATATCTGTTTGCTTTCCTTGCGGCTTAGTAGCATTAACCAAGTCGCTAGACATTGCTAAAAAATATATCCGCGATTACAAAGCAGGGAGTTTGCAGGCATGAAAATGAAACAGGCACATTATCAAATCATGAAAGACGCTATCGCAGCATTGCCACGCGATCAAATGCTGGCATTCAAAGCAAACGATCTTGGAAAAAACAAAGAAAAGTTTTTCATTTGGGGACTGTTTAAAGCAGCTAAGTTACATTTTACCGCCACTGATTTTCTTTATCAGTATCTCGATGATAATCATATCGAAACGGCATTGCGTCGTATCGCTAAAGAATTAGACTACATTTAACCGGAGAATAAAAATGAGCTTTTACACTTATTTGCTAGACAATGACACTGTAGTTCGTAGCGAAAAACGCAAAGACATTGGTGACATGATACACGCTCAAATATACGACGCTAACAGCACATTAATCGATGTTAGCGGGCGTGTAGTGGATACCCTAGAGGATTACAGCGACTGGGAATAGTTCAGCGTGTAGCGCCTTTATAACAGGGCGCTATGCAGTGCGCTATTGCACTAATTAACTTAAACCGGAGATATAACATGAATACATTTTACGACGTAGTGGTTGGATCAATTTTGACAACAATTTTCACTGTGGTGTTTGTAGCTGAACTAATTATCATTTGGGGAGAATAACCATGACGACTTTCAAACTTGATAACAATCATGAATTTGCAGAAAAATGCCGTGCTTCCTTTCCAAACCTACGTAGCCGAATGATTTTATCGATTGGCGAATGGAATAAGGTACACGGTTCAAAAACTGATTACTTTACAGCAGACGGTAAAAAATTAGGTTTTAAAATTGTGCGCCATTATAACCGTAAAGGATTACCAATTTATAACGGCAAACAACGTATCTACATTTACACAGGAGAATAAACATGATGATGACATATAAAGAGTACATCCAATCGCTACCAAGTGATTATCTTCAAATGCTTTATGATGAAGACGTTCACTTGTTCCAAGCATACAAAGAATATGTTACCGCATGGAAATCACTCGAAGCGCAATACGGGGAGATTAAAAATGCTGTTCACTAAGAAGGCAATGAAAGTAAAAGTTCCTAAAGCCTTAAAAGTTTCACGCGGTAGACCTAAAATTGATCCGCGCAAAAAAGCTAGACATTATCAATTATCGATACAAGGAGATTTAATTGATTTTCTTGAAAGCGCTGGACTAAAATCAAAATCGGCTTTTGTGAGTTTAGCAATTCGGACAATGATGGAGTTTAAAAAATACCGTTCACTGCCTTATGATAAATGCCTTGATTGCGGTTGCGATATGACAGCGCCACTCAATCCCATGGATGGTGCAAAAACTTATGTTGATGAAGATGGTAAAGTCTTAGACGTTTTTGTTCAGTGCGAAGGTTGTGGTGGTCGTGCTGGACATAGGCAATATGATCCGAAAAACCACGGACTAGAATCAGAATAAAATATTAGCCGGTTAACTGCCGGCTTTTTTGTCTGCGACATAGCGACATAGTGGACATAGTTTTTTCTATTTATATATTTTTTATAAATCAATTCATTTTTAGCCATATTTCTATTAAATATTTCTCATAACCATTATTACTAAAACTATGTCTACTATGTCGCAGAGAGTATAGGAATGTAGTATTTATAAGGGTTTGAAGGTGCGACATAGTGATTTTCAAACTATGTCGCAAATCCATAGTTACTATGTCGCAAATAAAATTTAGCGTTTTTTCTCTGCGACATAGTTTAAATTTTAAATCCCGTAATGCTCACGGACTTTCTTGATAACTTCATTCTCGTCTAACGTGCTTCTACGCCAGATTGTGTGTTTTTTCCGCCCTCCATCGCTTGTCGGCACATCGATTCTCTTGTGAACTTTCTCGTAGCCAATTTGTAAAAGTATCCGAGTCAATGCCGATGTTTTTGGAAGTTTTAAAACTGAAGGTTCAAACTCCTCAAAATTAAGTTTACCAAGTAATGTAATATCGACTATGTTTTCGTTAATAACCTCACAGTGGTAATGCGTAATCAAATCTTTCACTTCTTCAAATTCATGCGATACAGAATAGCCTATCATCTTTTCACGCGACAAGGTTTTAGGCGCTCGCCCTTTCGCTGAAAAGTCTGGACTTATTTTGCGATTCATAAAGTAATGGCAAAGCGCATCCATCCGTCTATCAGTTTCTAAAAACAGTTTTTCAAAATACTTGTTAGTTTCTTGTTCACCCCCTAACAAAGAAAACAAATGTTCTTCCGATTGACAGCGACTATACAAAACACAATAACGTCTATCACCATTGGTAATCGGCAGTGCATCTTGGTAATTGGTCAAAAGAAAATACGACGTGAAATTCGGAACAGTCCGCGAGTTAGAAAACTTTTCCTCAATCTGTATTGTTTCGTTTGTAATGTACGGCTTCATTGTATCGATAATCGACCATCTGTTATCGCCCGATAACCGTATCTCCTCAACGATATTCAGCACCGAACCATACGCCCATCCCGAAAACGTCCCCTTCGTGAATTGCTTAGGATCAAGTTGCGTGGCATTAGTCCCAAGTATTCCCTGCAATATCTTGGTGAAGTACGTTTTACCACCACCTTGCGTACCCTGCAAAAGCACCGCCCAGTTCACTTTACTACCAATGTTTTGCACAACATGGCACATCCAGTCCAGCAGTATCACCCTTTCTTTAGGTTCAACCAGCGTAAATTCCAAGTGCTTGATCATCATATCCACAACAAGCAACCCATCGGCATCCATTACTTCACATGGCAACACACCGCGCTTCTTATACGAGTTCACATACCGCAACCCATCGTTATCATTAACGAAAATCCCATCATTCTTACTCGCCCAATACATGGTATCGATGACGGTATCCATTTTCCAATCAACCAGCGCCATTGACGATGCCGATCTTTCCGCAGCGACGCATTCATCCATGCGATCAAACTCCGCGTTGAAGGCTTCGCGCTTGATAGAGTAGCCGTGCTTTAAGTTATGAAACTCCATTGGGCGTTGTACATAAACCCAGTTGTTCAACCACGACGGCATCTCCTCAACAATCAACCCACCCTTCTTCGGTGGGCAAAGTTCACGAACAATAGCCGACTTTGTCATCCCCTCACCTTTACCCCATCGGTCATAAATGTCCTGTGCGATTTGCTGACGCTTGGTTAATGTCACCGCGCTGAGTGGTAATTTACGCAACTTATTGCGCACGTCCTCGTATGCACGATCATTATCTACCGACAGACCTTCCGACCCAGTGACAAAGATTTCTTTCACCTGCTTCTCGACAATCTCCCCAACACTTACTCCGCTGTCCTTCACCATCTTAATCACTGTGGCAAACGTCAACGGGCGCACTTTCTTTTCCGTCTTGAATGATTGCCACTTGCGGTCAATATCTGCCGCGTTGAACTTATCCGAGTTAGTCGACCAGTGAAGCCAAAGTAGTTTCCCATCATCCGATCCGCGATATTGATGATGCAATGCCTGCCCGACGGTAATCCACGTCGAGTAATCGCCTGCTGATTCAACCAGTGCATCGAGATTAGCTTCAACCAGTGCATCGCTGACATCAATGGGTTCATGCGCGAGTGCAAGCGAGAGTCCCTGCATATCATCCGCGTCATCATCCGTGCCATCATCTACATCGAATTCAGTTGTCAAGTATTCCTTGACAGCTCCCTGCACCAGCTTTTCAACAGGAAAGGCAAGCGCTACATCCACATCAACCTCACTGCCCTCCATGACCATCACGAAAGCCGACTCAATCGAACCAGCGCTAATACTGGGCATATACATAAACTGAGCAGGCTTAAATGCACTGTCATCAATAATAAAACTGGTAAACTCCGACGCGAACCAGTGCATCACGGTAACGTACTCCTCCGCGCTGACCTCCCGTGACAGTGGCAACACTATACGAAAGCGATTAGCGTTATCTGTACTACGCCATGTTGAGTACGCAACCAGCGCAAAGCCGGTCATCTCAAGCTCAAACTCAATCTCTCCTTTAGTCATTGCGCATTCATCAACGTCAATGGTTAAAAGTGAACGTCCAAGCAGGTTCTCCGTGTTGCGATAACCGCCACTGAACCCACCGCCACAAAACCAGCCTTCCTGCTCTTTGGTCTTTGCGACTTTGTGCTTACCAAGTACCGTGCAAATTCGCTCCCATGTCACCTCCACATTGCGACAGACAGCACTGTTCTTATCCCCGCGACTTATGCGGTACGTTTTAGTAGACTCCACCATAAACAATCCTCGTTATCTTTTAATTATTGGTAAATCAACTGCCTTAATTGCCCCATCGGTTAATTGCTCAACCTGTATCGCCCTGTTTGCCGGTATCTTTCCTTCAGTTACCCAATACGACACCGCTGCTTTAGTCACACCCAACTTCTTTGCTAACACAACCTGCTCACCACCAAACCACTGCACCACATCATCAACGGTCACACCGTCATAAAATTCTTCATTTTCCATTTGCATCTCTTTGTGAGTTAAGTTAAGATTGACTCTCATTTTACAACAACAGAGGAAAAACACAATGAATGATTTAACAATACTCACAAACACCCAACTTGGTGAATTCATTTCACTCTCATTAATACATGGCACAAACACTCAGTTTAGCTATGAGTTATTGCATGAAGTGGCAGTGCGCTTAGTGCAAACGGATGAAATTATCAAAGCAGGTATCAGTAACGGTATTCATGAAACGCTAACCAAGCAATCAACTGCATTCAAATTCAGACTTGAGGATGTTGTCAAAACGCTTGATGAAACGTTAGCGCCTGCAATTATTGAAGATAACAAAGAAACTGTTGAAATCATCACTGACATACAGCATCATGAAGCAATGAACAAAGCGATGAAAGTAGATAGGGATGAAGGTAGAGCAGGATCATCTAGCGCTAATAAAACAGTTATTGAACAAGTAGCCGAACAAGTAACCGAGCAAGTAACCGAGCAAATAAAACCCAAAGCAACAAAGAAAAAAGAAAAGCCTGTAGAAGTAGAAGTGGAAGAACTCGCTGAAGAACCTGTTGAAGAAGTAAAAGAACCCGAACTTCTCATAACATCTAAACTGTTAAAAGAAATAGCGCTTGAACTGCGTCAACGCAAAGCTATTTCAAAAGATTGCATCATAGATAAGTTAACTGAACTGGGTGCATCTAGCACAATGACTCTTGCGCCTAAACATTACGTTGAATTTTATAACTTCTTGGAGAGCTTCAATGTCTAATGAAGAACCGCCTAAACACTCTTTACTGAGCGCAAGTGGTAGTGCTACTTGGCTATATTGCTCCGGTAGCGTCGCAGCGCAAAAGCCTTACAAAGAATCCCGTAGCGCATTTGCGGACGAAGGTACGGCAGCGCATGAGCTTGCAGAGATATGCTTAAAAGGTGATCTCAATCCGTTTGACTTTGAAGGTAAGCAATTACCCGAAACAAACTGGATAACAGTAGATAAAGCCATGTGCCATCATGTGAACAATTACATGGACTTCATTGCAGAACACAAAGGTCATAAAATCTATGAGCAGAAACTCGACTACAGCGAGTACGCGCAGGACGGGTTTGGTACAGCCGATTGCATCATTCTAAATGACGACAGCGTAACGATTATCGACTTGAAGTACGGCAAAGGCGTGAAAGTCTATGCTGATACTACGCAAAC